AAAAAATTATGATAAAATCAATTTGAAATATAAATACTATAATGAATTATCATATAAAAATAATAAAGATGAAAGTGATGATGAAGAATATTTTGACGAAGATAATGAAGAATATGAATATTATATGTCATCAGATAGCGATGATAGCTATGAATATTATTATAGTGATAATGACACGGATTATATGTCAGATGAGTAAATAAGTATTAGACGGCTTTAACCTGAACTGTATATCTATATGTTATTTCATTACCCATAATAGTAATAACTTTGGGTTTTGCTAATTTAACGCGCTTAGCAGTATATTTGTGTATTTTTTTGTCTTCACCTTTTGTAGTTTCTCTAAGTTCAAAAGTAATTTGCGTTTTAGATTTAGCGGCTTTTTTGAATAATTGTGACGCGGCTTTTTTAGCAGCAGCATTTGGAGTTTTAGAAGTATATCTTCCTCCTGATTTTTGTATATTAGACGATTCTACTGTAAATGTTCTTTTTTCTCCCATTATTTATCTATTATATTACTATAAAATTTTTTTACATATGGATTTAATTTAAATGAGCTTTTATCTACATTTATAATTTTTATTGATTTTAAACTTTTTGCTCGGGATAAAGCAGTATATGTTTGTCCATATGCAAATATATTAGCTCCTAAATCTAACTCTACAGCATCAATTGTCATTCCTTGTGATTTATGTATAGATAATGCATAACTCGTACGTATGGGCATATGCAATATATATGTTGCCTTTTTTTTATTTATGATATCCTTATAGTAATTAATCATGTGCGTATTATTATAGACATCTTGTATTATAACATATTCGCTACCCAAATGTTTAATAACCCCTCGTGTACCATTTACTAATCCCTTACTAATATCAATATTACGCGTAATAATAATTTGTGCTTTTTCTGTTAATTCCACATTAAAATTTAAAGCTGCTTTCTCATATCCATAACTACATGTCGTTTTATACATAACTGATGAATTACCATTATCTTTTAATCTTTGTATTTCTATATTATTAATTTTGTCTACATCTTCATTGATTGGATATAATTTTGTAGGAATAATGTTTTCAGCAAACTGCGTTGTCTTTAATCCCTCCAATACTGTTATAATATTATCCGTACACTTACCTTTTCTAACAATGCTAAGAATTTTTTGAAATAATATATCACCACTTTGTCTGACTAATTCATCTAATATTATAATATCCATATCTAATTTATCCCATAATTTAGATAAGAAACAATAAAGGCCTCTTACAGGAGCTAACTGGCAAAAATCTCCCACAAATATCATTTGAATACCACCGAAAGGTACATCAGCTAATTTTTTATCAACATTTGATTTAATATCTGAAAGAACATTAGATATCTTATCAAATAACGCATCATCTAACATTGAGATTTCATCAATAATTAAAACATCTAATTTCAATATTCTATTATATATTGATCTGTTAGATATAATGTTTTTAATAATATCTGAAATTTTACCACTTCCCAATCCAATACCGAGAAAAGAATTAATTGTTTGACCTCCTATTAAAACAGCTGCTGATCCAGTTGTAGCTGTTAGACCATAATTTTTGTCTTTTAATAATTCAATAATATATTTTATAGTGAAAGATTTACCTGTACCGCCCGGACCAGTTAAAAATATATTTTTACCATTTAATACAGCCTCAACAGCTTGTTGTTGTTTTGTATTCAAAGAATCCATTTAAATAATATAAAAATAATAAATATCAATTTTTCTCATTTACAAACGTTCAATATATTTTTTAATTGCAATATTTTTTTTACTATAACTAGAAACGAATATATTATTTGTATTTTGAATTTTTTCAACAACAGCATTATGATAATATTCGCTATTTGTTGGAGAATATGTATAAAACCATTTAACCAAGGTTTGTTTATCAATTATATTTGGCAATTTGAAATTATATTCTCTACACATATACAAAATAGATCTTGATATAAATCCCCTTGAATTAGAATTGGGTACAAATAATTTTAGTTTATGATTTACATAATTATTATATTCTAATGATTTCCAATTTCTATCATTTAAATCATAATTGTCGCAATATTTATAATTAGACCTATTTGCATTTAATGTATTTAAAGTTTTTATAATATTATGCATATCTTTGCTCTGGTATTCATCCAATAATGATTGTGGATATATATGTTCTGCTGATAAAAATTTATTTTTTTCAATATTTTTAATATTATAATTAATTCCCGTATATATGATTGGCATTTTCGTATCTGTTATTATAGTTTTTCTTATCGTAAAAGCATCAGGGACTATAATTGAATTAGTAAAACTTTTTGTAAAATTAATATTTAATACAATTGTAACAAAAATAAATTTTAACTTTTTTAACATGATTAATAAAAGTATTCATTATTATTTTATATGATAATCAATTTTTTTAGCTATATTAGGGTAGAGAGTTTTGAAGAATATATACATATTATCATGAACATTTAAATTTTTATTTGGGGTAAATTGATTTATAACATTTTTTGATTCGAAATCTCCATGTATCCAATAATGTATCATTACTGGTTCCATAGGATATATTCCTTTTTTAAGGATATTCCAATCATCATTTGTAAATGGCATATTATCAAGTTTTAAATCATTGATCGGATATATTAATTCTCTATCATCAATTATATGTATATATTTATCCTTGTCTTGAAAGTTTTTCATTGATTGTTTAATATAATTTCCACCAAAAATATCAAATTTATTAAATATAGTTACTCCGTGTTGTAAAACATAATCTGATATTCCTCTTACTAGTTTAAGTGTAAATTTATTGTTTTTATTGGAGGCAAAGAATGCATTGCATAAATATTTATCATCATTATATAACGCATTAGTTTGACCACAGGGTTCATAAGAAATATAAAATTTGTCCTCATTGAAATCAATTAAATCAGCAAAATCTTTCATTATCAAAACATCTAGATCAATATATATTCCACCATAATGATTTACTAAAAGTATTCTACTTATATCACCTCGTTGAACCCCCGTTTTAGCAAAAGAATAGATATTATAGTAATTGGGATAATTACTATTAATAAACTCTATAATATCTTTATCACACCAAAATTTGAATGTATATCCTTTATTTTTAAGAACATTAACATTTTCATCATATAACATTTTTAAAACAGGGGGTAAAGTTTCGGACTTCCAAGTTTGATGTATTATTTTAGGTATCATTATTAATATAACGATAATATATATTGTTTATATAAAATCAAAATGTTATCTCATTAAGTAATTTATCAGTTAAAAAATCTAATAGTAAAATCAAATTAATAATTTTGATATTGCAAACATCAAGTTTGGGAACATATATAGTAGTAACATTAAAATGACCAATTATATTTAAGACCCATACAAATTTAAAGCATATAGTATAAATATACATCTTGATATTGGTGTCTTTTTCATTGTAATTAACTAAACTATTCCTATAAAAATATACTGGTAAAATATGTAAAATGATATTACAAATAAAATATTCAAAAGAAATTAATTTACTTTTTGAAACTCTATTGACAGGGATTAACTTGTCCATGAACGGTTCAACGCCTTGCAATTCTTCAAATAATATTCTTTTGTCATATAATATAAAACAATGAAAATAGCATAAAATATGAAATGAATTTAAAGCGATAAATTTATCAATAATCAAATTATTATATCCTAAATACATTGTATTTATATAATTAAATAGTATCATTATAAGATTCCACGTTGTATATTGATGTAGTTTTCTTTTAATATGAACGTTATCAATAAATATATCTGCTAAATTTTTACTAACAGGCATAAGTATTAAAATACATAATAAAAAATATTCAAATTCATTAAAACTCTTATTAACTAGTATCATGTTATTCATTAAAATATAATAATTAAGATAAATATAATCTTATATATTTTAATCTAATGGAGACGACGTAATATCCATCCCACAATATTCTACGCTTTTCTTTTCAAAATCTTGTTTAACATATATTCCAATATTTATAGATTCTTCCAATATCCATCTAAAATTATTCCAAAATTCTTCGGTATGTCCAATACTAACCGATGCTAGATGTGCCATTTCATGTAATACAACAAACATCATGGTATTAATATCAACCAAAGAGTCTTTATTACGTAAACATAATACGATTTGTTCGCCTTTATTAACAGAATAACTAGTATATCCTGGTGTATCAACACCTTCCTTTAATCTATCTGGTCTAAAATTATTTTTAAGATTAGCAACTCTTTCATCGCTAATACCAAAAGTTTTTTCCATATGTTCAATTAAAGTAATAATACGTTGTTTAATTTTAGCTATTAAATCTGCTGCTTCTTTTGAATCTTCTTTAATTTGCACTGTATATTTTTTATTATCTACACTACTCGTTATTTTAACCAAATCCTTTTCATTATACATATTTATTATATAATAACCACCAATAATTATGGAAAATAGTATAACTAAACCTTCGGTTCCCACTTCCATTCTCTATTTATTATAATAAATTAAAAATTGATTTATAGTATTTAAAAAGAAATACATACTGTTAATTATAATGGATTTTCCTCGCAAAACACACGAACCTCTAAATCCAAAAAAAAATATCGTAGAGTTTCAAATAACAGACATATATGTTCCTGAAAATGACAAAAATAAAGAAAGAGATTATGACGAGCTTTACTCCTTATTAATCTATGGTACTTGTGAAAATGGAGCAACTGTATGTGTTGATGTTCAGAACTTTATCCCATTCTTTTATATAAAACCGCCTGAATCATGGGAAGTTCTAAGTGATATGGCATTTGAAAGTAAAGTTGCAGATTTCAAGGAATATATGATATCGCAAAAATATATGGCACAATATATGAATAGAGAATATGAGCGGAAAATAATACCTAAAAATATGGAATCACATTTCAAAGATTTAACCATTGTTAGAAAAAAAGGATTTTGGGGTTTTACTAATAATAAAATCTTTCGTTTTATGAAAGTTTCTGTTAAATCATTGAAATTATATAATACTTTAAAATACTATTTTAAGTCTTTGGAAAAGAAGGGTTATGTTGCTTATGAGAATAATATTGACCCTTTTCTAAAATATCTTCATATTCAAGATATAAAACCATGTAGTTGGGTTCGCGTAGAAAAATACAAAATCAATGATGATATTAGTAGATGCGATTATAATATTGTTTCTAATTACAAAAATATAATTCCTATTGAAAAAAATAAAATCGCACCAATTCTTGTTACATCTTTTGATATTGAATGTACGAGTAGTCATGGTGATTTTCCAGTAGCTAAGAAGACTTATAGTAAAGTCGCCCAAGATTTAGCATTGGTGGCGAAAGCCGGGTATGACTGTGATAAAGATTTTATTATCAATTGGATTCAAAATATATATTTGGATGATATTTTGATTGACGAGGTAACCGATTTGAAAATCAATAGAGTCTATGCAAAGCGAAAAATTACCAATGAATATATCCAAAATATTCCAAAGCTATTAAAACCAGTTATTGCTGATATTGTGAGTATTCTAGATAAAATAGCTTCTTCTGTTAATGACGATGATAACGATGAAGCAGATACAGATATGACCGTTGCTGAAATTAACGCGGAAGAAATGAAAATTAGTAAAATACTAGATAATATTCTTATCCCATTGGAAGGAGATAAGATAATTCAAATTGGTACAACGGTTCATTTATACGGTTCTGATAATATAGTATACAAGAATATTGTATCACTTGATTCTTGTGATGATATTGAGGGATGTGATGTTATATCTTGTAAAACAGAGAAAGAATTATTGAACAAATGGAAGGATGTTATGAATAATCTTAATAGCGATATTATTACAGGATATAATATATTTGGTTTTGATATGCCTTATATTTGGGATAGAGCAAAAGAGATAAATATTATCGAAGATTTTAGTATTGGCTTGGGAAGATTAATTACTCGTAAAAATGCCCTTGTCGAGCAACAATTATCATCTTCTGCTATGGGTGATAATATATTAAGATATATTGATTATGACGGTATTGTATTAATTGATTTATTGAAGGTTATGCAACGTGAACAAAAACTAGATAGTTATAAGCTGGATAATGTAGCGTCTATATTCTTGGGTGATAAAAAGAATGATTTGAAGCCGCAAGAAATATTCAGTAAGTTTAAGGGAAATAGTGCCGATCGCTGCGAAATTGCCAAATACTGCATTCAAGATTGCTGTCTTATCAATAGACTTATCCATAAACTTAAAATTATTGAGAATAATATTGGTATGGGTAACGTATGTTTAGTTCCTCTTAACTTTCTGTTTAGACGAGGGCAAGGTATCAAAATATTCTCATTGATTGCGAAACAATGTATGGAACACGATACATTGATTCCGGTTATTAAATCATTTAGGGAAAACGCAATTGAAGAGGAAGAAGGATACGAAGGTGCCGTAGTTCTTGATCCCAAACAAGGTATTTATTTAAATGAACCTATTGTGGTATTTGATTACGGTTCTCTATATCCATCATCTATGATTGCTAGAAATCTTTCACACGATTGTTATTTAATGGATGAAAAGTATCGCATTGAAGATCCAAATATTGAATATAAAGATGTTTCATATGATTTATATGAAGGCAAAGGTGATAAGAAAAAGAAGATTGGTGAAAAAGTATGCACTTTTGTACAATATAAAGATGGAAAAAAAGGGATCATAGCAGATATTCTGGATATGCTTCTTAAACAACGTAAAAGTACTCGTAAAAAAATAGAATATAAAACAATAATTGATAAATCGGGTAAAATATTTTCTGGTTCGTGTAATGAAAATGACGATTCTTATGAATTATTAGATGTTGATACTAATGAGAAAACTGTTATTAGTAAAACAGATGTTGATAGTATTTCAGAAACATATAATATATTTGAACAAGACGTGTTTGATGCATTACAGCTAGCTTATAAAATTACAGCAAACTCTCTTTATGGTCAAATAGGCGCAAGGACATCATCCATTTATCTTAAAGAAATTGCCGCATGTACAACTGCTACTGGCAGAGAGATGATTATGATAGCTAAAAAGTTTGTTGAAGAAAATTATGAAGCTGATGTCATATATGGTGATACAGATTCTATATTCTGCAAATTTCCTTTAAAAGATTGCGAGGGTAATATTGTTCAAGGAAAGGATGCATTACCTTATGCTATTGAGATTGGTAAAAAAATAGAAAAAGAAATAGCAAAAATTATGCCAAAACCACAAAAACTAAATTATGAGAAATCATTATATCCGTTTATCTTATTTAGTAAAAAGAGATATGTTGGTAATCTATATGAGTTTGATGTAAATAAGTATAAACAAAAATCAATGGGTATCGTATTAAAGCGAAGAGATAATGCTCAAATTGTTAAGAAAATATATGGAGGAGTTATTGATATAATATTACAAAAACAAGATTTGGGTGCTTCAATTGAATTTCTAAAAGATGAATTATCTGATTTAGTTGAAGGAAAAGCACCAATTACTGATTTAGTGATTACAAAAAATCTAAGAGCGTCGTACAAAGACCCCTCAAAAATAGCACATAAAGTTCTAGCAGATAGAATTGGTGCGAGAGACCCTGGAAATCGCCCTGTTGTAAATGAAAGAATTCCCTATGTTTATATTAAAACAAATAGCACATCTGGATTGCAAGGTGATAAAATAGAAAATCCTGAGTTTATTGTTGAAAATAAATTAGTACCAGACTATTTACATTATATTACAAATCAAATTATGAAACCTCTACTACAATTGTATGCGCTTTGTTTAGATGAATTACCGGGTTATGAAAAAGATGATAAATATTGGCAGGAAATAGATAAGAATTTACAGATTAAACCAATATATCAAGATGAAATTAAAAGGAATAATCGCATTGATAATTTAAAACTACAAATGGTAAAAGCATTGCTATTTGATAGTTATATTGAATTATTATCTGAGCCTAAGAAACCTCGTGCAAAAAAGATTAAAGAAATAAAGGATACGGGGGGTAATATTATTATAGATACTAAACCTGTTAAAGTTAAATCAACAAAGATAGATACTACAATACCCGATGGTGTTGCAAAAGTAGATATTAAAATTACAAAAAATCAAAAATCTGGTAAAATCATAGCATCGGCCAATATAGTAGATAATAAAACTAAAATATGGGATTATCATAACGACGAATGTCTCAATAAAGAAAGTGAAACTATTAAAATCATAAGCGAAATTATGAAATTAAATAGCGAGAAAATATACATTATATCTCTTAATAATAAGCCTTTTGTAAAGGATTATAATGAAGCTCTATTATGTTATATAGAATTGATGAAAAAACAAGATAGTAATACGATGGAAAATATATTTGAAACACAAAATCTGGGTGCTTTAAAATTGGTTAATAAGATTCGGAAATTCTCAGATATTATTCTAAACTATAAATCATTCTCTTTTGTCATTAAATAGATATTTAATGATACAATTAGCCTTTTCTTTACCAATACCTTCTATTTTACATAATTCTTTATTTTTATTATCTGAATCTTTAAATGATTCAATAAATGAAATCATATTTGGATAACTTTTGGCAATATTTTTGGCGATAACATTGGAAATATAAGGTATTTGGGATAATTGCATAATATAACAAGTATGTTCATCAATATTTTCAATTTTTTTCTTTTTCAATTTAACACAACTAGTATAATCAGCTGTTATTTCGTCATTATTAAAATATTGTGGATTATCTAGTATTTTTGTAGCAATGGTTAAAATAAATGTAGCTGTTTCATTTATATTTTTTGTATACAATACTCTGATATTATCTCTAAACATTGTATGTAAATACGCCCCTTGCAACATTTGCGATTTATTATATGTTTTTGAAGATAATATATCATCTCCTTCAATTATGTAAGATATTTGCTTTTGCGAATAATTAGCCAACATACGAGCTTTCTGCTCTTTATATCTTCCATCATGTATTGATGATTGTAAATCGCTCGTAGTTTTTCTTTCAAAAATATAAAAAATATCATTATAAATAATATGTATATCACCCAGCTCAATATTTTCTTTAATAATTTCTATTTTATCGTTATAAGAATCTAGATCACGAGAAATTATATCATCATATAATTTATGTTCTCTCGCATCAATTATAATAATTAGTTTATTGGACATATATTTATTTATTAACTTTTTTTTATATATTATATAAAAATTGATTATATTGTTAAATATAATAATAACAAAAATGACAACACATTCAGTGCCCCAATACTTTATCTGCCCAATTACTCATAATATTATGAATGAACCATATGTTGACAATGAGGGTAATTCTTATGAGGAAACTGCAATTAAGCAATGGTTAACAAATAATAATACTTCTCCAATTACAAGGTCGCCTTTGACTATTAATAATTTAATGCCAAATCGTTCTTTAAAAGAAGCTATTATTGCATATTTGAACCCATGCAATGTTAATCCAGATGAAGTTATTATCAATTCTAACTTTAATATCGAGACTAATCCAATTCAATTAAAAGAAAATTGTAAAAATAATATTCTACGTGTATCTGTTAAACCAATTGATGGAAAAATTGAAGTTCCCAATGAATTGGTTGTTGTAATTGATGTATCCGGGTCAATGAATTCGCCCGCGTATATTGAACAGGATAAAAGACAAGTTGATGTAGGATTTACAATTCTTGATATTACCAAACATGCCATTAAAACTATTATTGAATCACTAAATAATAATGATAGAATTTCAATTATTACATTTTCTGATGTAGCAAAGGTTGTATGTGGAATGACAAATATTACAGAATCCAATAAGACATATCTCAAAACACTTATTAGTAATCTTAATACGGAAGGTTGTACAAATGTATGGGCTGGTTTAAATACGGGGCTTAAACAATTTTCAAATGATTCCACGGTTTGTAATAAATCTTTAATGTTTATGACCGACGGTATTCCTAGTTCTCACTTGCTGCCACCAAGAGGTATTATTGAAAGTCTTGAAAAAAGTATTAATAATATTACTATTAAACCCACCATTTATACATTTGGATTTGGATATTCGCTGGATACTAAACTTCTATCTGATATTGCGAATATCGGCAATGGTACATTTTCATTTATCCCGGATTCAGGATTTGTTGGTACTATTATTATTCATGCAATGGCAAATATCAAGACTGCTTGTGGTACAAATGCAATTTTAAAAATTACAACAAATGATAAAATTAAAAAGATTGTTGGATATGAAAACTCAAAAAGAATTAATCTGAACACTATTAATTATGGGCAAAATAAGGATATTATTATTGAGTTTGAGAATAATTTGGATCAACATAATTATGAAATTGAGTTGGAATACAATTCTTATTCAAATGAAATCGTTAATATTAAGTCAGAAAATGATTTATATGAAGATAATGACCTTATTATTATGAGACTTGAATTTGTTGAACTATTGAATAAAATTATTAGAACGATGCCCGATAATTATACATCATTGATATATATTAATGAGTTCCTTACAAAATACAAAAACGATAGTTTAATTATCAATGATTTAAAAGAACAAGTAATATTGGCTATTTCATCAGATGCGATTTATAATAAATGGGGTAAAAATTACATTTATTCTCTTATGTATGCTCATAAAGAGCAAAAATGTAATAATTTTAAAGACAAAAGTGTATCTATATATGGTGGGAAATTGTTTGGTGAATTGGTAGATAAGATTGATGAGATTTATGCAAATATGGAGGCACCTAAACCATCAAATATTGTTAGAAATTGTGATAATTCTACTCGTGGAGGGGGTGCGACAACAAAAGGATTTACGCGAGGTGGTCTGGATTTTAGGCAAAGTTTTCACAATGCAAGTGGGGGTTGCTTCCACGAAAATAGTAATGTGTCTATTTATCCCAATAATATCAAGAAATGCAAAGACATTATGAAAGATGATTTGGTAATGACATCTAACAATACATATTCCAAAGTTATCTGTGTTACTAAGATTAAATGTGAAAATAATAAATGTGATATGGTGAAGATTAATGACAGCTTAACAATCACGCCATATCATCCAATTAAAGATATTGAATGGGTATTCCCAAATACTCTCAATGAAACTATTACAGTTGATTGTGAATATATGTATAACTTTGTTCTAGATAATGACCATACTATCATTATTGGCAATACTATTTGTGCTACACTGGGTCATGGATTTACTGATAATGAAGTTATCAAACATGATTATTATGGTACAGATAAAGTAGTTAATGACCTAAAAAGTTTTAATGGCTTTAATAAAGGCGTAGTTACATTTGGTCCTAATTGTATTATTAGAGATAATAAAAATAATGTTATCGCCTTCGATGTAAAAAGTGTATGCTAATAATCAATAATATTATAAAAATTATACAAACATATATTAATTCTTTTTTATTTTGATTTGAGAAACATTCTATATTATTATTTAATTCACTTATTATTGGTATACCATTATCACAAAAAGCATCTTCAACAGGTTTACTACCTCCGCCTCCCATATCTACATATATATATTTTTATTATTTTGCGCATTATGTTTTTTATATAGTATATCATATAAATCTTTGAGTTTTTCTTCAATTTTTTTGTTTCTATTGCTAAATAAAAATTGCATTAATGTTGAAGGTTCTATATCGTATTTTTTGATATTATTCCACATTTCTTCAAAAATTTTATCATTATCAAAGAATGCTTTAAACATGTTTTTAGCCTGATATTTATCTAGATATGTTAATTCAATATTGATGTCTATTCTACCCGAACGTAATAATGCGCTATCTAATTTATCTGGATGATTAGTTGTTAAAATAACTATTAATCCCTCGGGGTTATTAAACCCGTCTAGACAATTTAGTATACCGTTCATTGTTATTTTATTTTTAAGACAATCTCCATCTTTTCTATCTGTAAAAATACAATCTATATCTTCAATAACTAATATTGATGTTTTTTCTGTATTAGATGCTGATGAAATAGCACGAATCATATCATTTTCATTTAACTCGCTATTAATATTTAAATTACATATACATGCGTCGCACGAAGAAGCAATAGCGTGTATTAATGATGTTTTACCAACACCGGGTTTTCCATGTAATAATATATTAATTTTATAAGGTATACCGTGTTTAATATAATCTGGATATGATTCTTTTTTAATAAATGATAATATAGGTTCTTTGATTTTTTCGGATTGCCCTTCTTTTAAAAATAAACTATTAAAGCTTCTTTTGGGTATAGCATTATCAAAAACCCAATCAACGTATGAAAATCTTTTTTTTTCAATTTTATTTGAAAAGTTTTTTTTGAAAAAATCGCTATATTCCTTATCTTTGATACTTATTGCTTTTTCAGTAAACTCAAAAATTTTTTCTTTGCTTGTACTACTTAATATTAGTCGCTTAATCGTAAAAAAATCAAATTTATAATTTATTTTTGCTATTTCATTATTATCTAATATATAATCTTCAATACATATATCAATACCATCTATGTTATATATGCCATTTTTTGGTATTATTTTATGTAAATAAATATTACTGCTCTTTTTATTTTTGAAATCTTTATTTTCTATGCTTTTTATATTATCAATGCATTGTCCATCAATGTCTTTTAGTTTATCATTAATATAACATAATATGGTACGTGTATCATCGTAATTGGAATAATATGTTATAGATATAATTCCTTTATCAATAATCATGTCCATTAGTGTTAATTAATATATTGTTATTTTTATCTTTTATGTAATATTTATCATTAATCATTAGTTCCTTAAATAAATAATTATTAAAGTTATTTTTATTGTATTTGATTTGTCTATATAAAGATTGTAATATAATATATATATTGATGATAGAACCCTTTATAAAAAATATTTTTGATATTGATAATAAAATAGATTTCAATTACCCTTTTATTATATTTGATATTGGATCGCGAGATTGTATTCAAAGTATAGAGTTTTATAAGTTATTTCCTAATGCTAAAATATATGCTTTTGAATGTAATCCTAATACTATTGATATATGTAAACAAAATATAAAAAATTATGATGATCGTATTATTTTAATTGATAGTGCTATTACAGATTATGATGGTGAAATATCTTTCTATCCAATTGATCAAAATAAAACTATTACATCATGGAAAGATGGCAATCCCGGTGCATCATCAATTTTCAAAAATAATGGTACTTATATTTATGAGAAATATGTTCAATATGAAATATCTGTATCATGTTATCGATTAGATACAATTATGAAAAAATATAATATACCAATAGTTGATATAATATGGATGGATTTACAAGGTGCTGAATTATTAGCATTAAAAGGATTGGGAAAATACTTAGAAAATGTAAAATATATACACACAGAAGTGTCACATAAAGAATTATATTTTGGACAAGTCATGTATGATGAACTAAATAATTTTATTACTTCCAATAACTTTATTCTTAAAAATAAATTAAGTATGTCTGGATGGCAAGAAGATGCCATTTATTATAAAGCAATTGATGAAAAACATGATTCGCAAAGCAAAGAGATGTTTGATATTGTGATATGTCTAGGTGCAAAAGATAAAGATATTATTAATGAACAAATTAAATATACAAAAAAAAATGTTATTGGATATAGAAATATATATATTATATCATATGATCCTCATTTAAATATTGAAGGATGTATTACTATAAATGAAAATATATTTCCATTTTCAATGAAAACTGTTAATAATTTTCATGGTGTTCCTAATAGAAATGGTTGGTATTTACAACAACTTTTCAAATTGTATTCTGGACTTATAATACCTGATATATTGGATAAATATCTAGTAATAGACTCTGATACTTTTTTCATTAAACCTGTCAAATTTATAGAGAATGATAAATGTTTGTATAATTATGGGTTTGAATATAATTTTCCATATTTCTCTCATATGAAATGCTTATATTCTAATTTTACAAAAGTGTTTCAGGATAAATCGGGTATATGTCATCATATGATTTTTGAAACCAAATATATAAAAGAATTATTTAAAATCGTTGAAACAAATCATAACGATTTATTCTATAATGTTTTTTTAAAATCGGTGAATTTAAATTACACTTCTGGGGCTTCAGAATATGAAATATATTTTAATTATATTTTCAAATATCATACTGATAGTGTAAAAATAAGAAAACTGAAATGGATTAATACAGATATTCTAGATACTAATAGTGATAACGATTATATTTCTTATCATTGGTGGATGCGAAAACAATGATTATATATTATTAAGTAAAAAATGATTATATAATTATCTTTTTAAAATAAATATGAAGAGCTTAATAATTGTTGAAAGTTTTACAAAAACAAAAACAATTAAAAAGTATATAAACGACGATAGTTATAGTGTAACATTTTCAGGGGGACATATTTACAATTTACCAAAAGATACTTTGGGTTTTGATACAGATACATGGAAAATAGAATATATTAAAACCAATCCCAAGATTATAAGTAATATTCGCGAACAAGTAAGAAAAGCTGATATTATTTATCTAGCTGCTGACCCAGATTTAGAAGGTGAGGCAATTGCTCATAATGTCAAACATGCCATTAAAGATCTTATTAAAGATAAAAAATGTCATAGAATTACATTTAATGAAATTACGCCCGAAGCTGTTAAGTATGCAATTAGTAACCCTAGAAATATCGATATGGATACTGTACATGCGCAAGAAACAAGAAGAATTGTAGATAGATTAATTGGATATAAAGTATCACCGGTATTATGGTCAAAATTTAATAAAAATTATTTAAGTGCTGGTAGAGTTCAAATAGCCGGATTAATAATATGCATAAATCAGAGAAATCTAATTAATTCAAAGGAAATTAACAAATATTGGAAAATAGATGCTAAATTTTTAATTGATAAAACTTCAAAGAAAAATAATATTATTGCTACTCTACAATATAATAATATTGATTATAAGTCTTATGATATAAATGAGGTGAAAGGTATTATTAATAATTTAGAAATAAAATCCAAATGGAACTCTTCATATGAAATAAAGACTAGAAATGTTTTTCCACAAGCCCCATATACAACAACTAGTATGCAGCAAGATAGTTATAACAAGTATAAATTTAGTGCTAAACATACAATGAAAATTGCGCAAGATTTATATGAGAATGGAATGATAACTTATTTGCGTACAGATTCAACAAATATATCAGAAGATGCAAAAAAGAAATTACTTAGCTATATTAAGAATACATATGCTGAAAATTATGCAAAATATAGAACATTTAAAACGAAGGTAAGTAATGCACAAGAGGCACATGAAGCAATTCGCATTACGAATCCCAATTTAGAGATATGTAAATTTGAAGGATGTAATAGTTGCCACAATAAACTATATGATATGATAAGAAAACGAACTTTGGCTTCCTTAATGTCAGATGCAGAATATTCTGATATTGTTATTCAAATTAGTAATGGCACACATATATTTAAATCAGTTAAAAGTTATATGACATTTGACGGGTTTAATATTGTGTATAATAATAAAATTGAATCATATAATGAATTCTTGAAACTATTTAAGTCTTATTGCTATTTATATGAAATTAATTCAATGGGTAATATTGATGATATACCATCTATGTATAATGAAGTTCAATTAATTAAACAATTAGAAAAACAAGGTATAGGAAGACCATCTACTTATGCTACAATAATTGATAAATTAATTGAAAAGAAATATGTTGAATTAGGGCAAAATCCACAACAAGATTATAGTTTAGAAATTTTGCAAAAAAAAGATAAGGAAATCATAATTAATAATAAAATCATTAATCTAGGTGGTAAACAAAGGGATTTGCTAATTCCAACAGACCTAGGAAATGATGTAATTAAATATATATATGAAATAATGCCATATTTGTGTGATTTAAAGTTCACGTCAAATATGGAAAATGATTTAGATGATATAATAAATGCTAAAAATAGTAAAAATGTTATATTAAAAAGTTTATATGGAAAAATATCGGCATCTCTAAATACTTTAATTTTAGAACCTGTTAAAAAACAAGTTTGTGAATATAAAACGGGAATTATTTCAACAAGATATGGATATTGTTATTATAATAAGGAAAGGAATTCTTATACAAATATAGAATCTTATTTAAAATGGAAAAAAATAAAGGCCGACCAACTAAAAGGTAATGAAATCAGTTTTCTTGCTTCTTTGCCCAAAAAAGTTAAATATAATGATAATGACTATTATCTTAATATTGGTAAGTTTGGACTATATTTAAAAGACCTAAATAATAAAAATATTAAATTAGAAAAAAAATTATGGAATAATTATATTGCTTAGTCATATGGCGACAAACCTTTCTTGCCATTATTGTACCAATATTTTATATATTCGTTACTAAAATCCGGATGTTCTACATTAATGTGGTAATCTATGTCAATACAATTTGGAATATATTTTTTACATCTAGTACAATACCAAACCTTTGGTTCTTCGTACATTTTTATTTTATATATTTATTTTTTCTCCTTATCTTTAAGCATTTTACTTAAATTTTTATTTAAATAATGAAGTTCGTATGCAATATTTGACATTGATGTCGCAACACTCAATCCATCTTCATCTATAAATATAGTATTTAATAGGTTACAAATATTTTCACTAACCATATCATCATCATCATCATCATCTTCGTCGTCATCTTCGTCGTCATCGTCGTCATCTTCGGAATCATCGGAATCATCTTCGCCGACATCAATATCATTAACATCAACGTCATCATCATCATCATCGGAATCACTACTCGTATTAGTTGTTTCATCATCATTGATATCTTTGATATCTTTGTTTAACGCAATATCTTCATCATTGCCCTTTTCGTCAGTTTCTTTTACAACACATTTTACCTTTTTCTTTTTTTTAGGGGCATTCATTTCGTCTAATTTGCTCATACTGCTAATAAACGACATAAAGTCTACGGTATCAAGTTTATCTTTTCCCATTGTTTATGAATATAATATTCACAATAGTTCTTATATCTTTTTTTTAATATTAATTATTAAGAGAATAACATAAAAATGTATGAGATATATCTATATATAATAGGCTTTATAATTGGCATATTTTTATTAATGTCATTATTAAATTTTAATTTTACTAAATATAGTGAAAAAGAAGAAGCGGATAGCTTAGAGAATGAAGAAGAAGAAGATAATTCAGATAAGCTTTTAATAATTGAGGAGTTTGAAGATGATGTCCAAGAATATGATAACGAAGATGAGATAAATTATGTTAATTGTAATGCAAATATAATAAACAATTTTAAAATAGATAGGCTATTAAATAAACATTATTTGGTTACATTAATATCGTCATATAAAGAGGGTAATTATGATAAACATAAAAAAATATGGTATTTGGATAATAAAAACGCCGTACATAGCAAAGATGGTAATGTAAAGTTGGATAATAACCCTGAATATATTAAGTTCCCTTTAAAACCAGAAATAGGTGGTTTTAATATTACTGATATTAAAATAGAAATAAAACCCAATTATATCCAAGATGAATTAGGTATGAAATGGAAATATAAGGAGAATGTGCCAAATGATTTCATAGAAATTGAAAATGAAGAGTCAAACAAAATTAATGACGATACAAACAAATATAAAAGATTACATAACTCCATATCATCGGGTAAAACTAATTTTACAAAAAAAGAAGTTAAGACCTTCCCAAAAATATTACACAATAGTTATATAGAAATAAATAAAAAAAAATACATACCAATTATTGATAATTTAGATATATTAAAAAATATATCATTTTTGTTTACAATTAAATTGAATAGTATTGAAGGTGATATGGGTCAATTATTATACTTGGGTAATTCAGATAGTGGCAATTTAATATCAATAAATATTATTAATTCTAACAATATAAATGTTAACAAGATAGATAAAGAGTGTAAAGAAGATGTTAATTGTAAAAAAATAATAGAAAATATACAAAATAGTATTAATATACATAATAATTATTATGAAAATAATAGTATTTCCAATAGTCAATTTCAAAAATACTTGGCCAAGAAATGCGACGGTGATCTGTTTGCGCGAGGAGAATATGTTATTGACAAAAAAATGTGCGAACATATTGAAAAAACTTATAATGATGAAATTATTTTTTATAACCAGCTATATGTTAAAAAAAAATATACTATACAAATAAAAATAAATACATATACATATAATATTTACGATGTTAGTGAGGATATTTTTAATAACGAACACACATTTATGGCACTATTAATTGACGAAAATGATATTACATTTTATATTAACGAAATGGAATCTTCATTTAAAAAGAAAGATGATGAAGAATTGAGACCATTATATCCTTATGTAATAAATAATAATAAGAATTGTGATGTAATATTATATAGTTTTGCTATATTCAACAATACAATATGTGAAGCAGATATGCATGCATATAAATTATATAATTATTATCATTTATATGGTATTGATAATGATGATTAATATATAAAAATACGGTTAGATTACTAAATAAATATGTTAAAAGCGGCAATATATATATTAACACAAAATAATGCCGAAAGAAGGATATATCTAAAAACAAGCTTATATTTTTTATTTAAAAATTTCAATGCCAAATATAAATATCCTATTATTATTTTACATGAAGGAGATTATGATAATGAATCGCAAAAAGAAATAATATTAAGTATACGAGGTGACTGTCAAAGTCTTATAAAGTTCCAAGAATTGGATAGTGGGGATTTTAAGGTACCTAATCATATTGATAAAAATAAATTACAAAAGTGTATTGATATCAAACCTGTCCCTTATTGGAGAAATATAAAATATAGAATTATGTGTAATTTTTGGGTAAAACATTTTTTCAAATATTGCAAAGAATATGATTATGTTATGAGATTAGACGATGATAGTATAATAGAAGAACCGATAAACCAAGATATTTTTAATTTGATGAAGGAAAAGGATTTCAATTATATGTCAAATATAGTGCATATAGATTGTAGTATTTGTAATTATGGGATGAAGGAGTTTTTTGAAACTATTTATCCAAATAAAAAGGAAAAACTAAAAGAATTGTTTATGGAACATAAGTTAGATAACAAAAGTAAATATTTTAATAAATTTAAAGAATTATATGAAATTATAAATGGCGAAGAATATAAAAATAATACTGTTGATATGAATATGCCATTGATGTATTATAATAACTTTTGTGTTACAAAACCTAGTTTGTGGAATACTAATGAAATCAAAAATATAGTGAATGAAATTGATAAAAAGGGGTATATATTTTATTACAGATGGGGGGATGCACCATTACATACACTAATTATGACATTATATGATAATAAAAAACTCGCTAAATTATCATTCAAATACAGTAAACGTTTGCAGCGCGAAGCTTTTAAAGACGATGATGGTAATTTACATAGTTTTATGCCATCATCTTATGATAATAGTAGCTGTATAAGTAAAAAATAATTATGTTAAATGTTTGATAATAATTTCCATTTGTTTATAATCTATATCTCGGCGTTTAACATAAATACCAAAACATTTGTTTCTATAAAATATTATATCTTTATTTTTAATATGTTTTATAAAATTATTGATAGACTGTTCATCCTTATTGAAAAAAGGAACTTCGCAAAAATGCTTTGAATTAACTTGTGAAGGTTCAATATTTTTATATTCTCGAATAAATATCCCAAGCGATACATCATCTATAATATCCCGTCTTATAATATTATCATTATTTATAATGTCATTTATAGCTTCCTTTGTAAATATTATTGATGTCCCTGATGCAAATATTGTTCCATACCATGTAGAATCATTAATACCTCCACCGTTCCATTGTAAATCAACTAATTTTCCCGAACCATAATAATTGATTGGATTTATACTCAAATAGTTTATTAATTTATCAAAATCTATTATTGTACTAATATTACTTCTAATAAGATAATCATAATGAATATCATTTAAATATTTGAATGCTAATAATGTTTTATCTAAAATACCTGGTATAGAAGTTTCTTTTCCATCAATAAATAATATATCGTCTTGGATATGGTAATCAGTATTATATATTTTTTTTACATTTTCATTATATTTAACAAAATAAGTAGTTACTTTGTTATTAAACTTTTTATAATAATTACTTAATGATTTTTGCATATTTTCATAAGCATTATTATCAATTTTCTCACTATATTTTGAGTTAGAATATATAATTATATGTAGAATTTTCATTATAATTATATTAATTGCGAGTAATATATTTATATATTATCTATTTCAATATTATTGTCACTATCACTATTTTCATCATTAATATTTAAAAATCTAACACTGTTATATGATTCATCACCGCTTATATCAGAACAAGAATCATTGAAATTAATGTATGTTTCTTTATTATTTGAAGACGCATTGGTGGTATTATAATATTCATTTTTTAACACATTTGAAATATGAGGACTATTTAATATATCTGAATGTTTATCGGCGGATATTTTGTGAACGATATCCACTTTACTAGCTTGATATTCGCGCTTTGATATAACTACGATATCTCCTTTATCAATTAATACGCGTTTATTGAATTTGCGCATATTCCCGCGAATAATACCCATAACCTCTTCGCCGCTATTGCAAATTAAATTTACGCGACAATTGCCCAATAATTTTTTAACAAGACCATATTCTTCGCATTCAAAATTTATATCATAGTTAGCATTTTTACTAGTATTAAAATTTTTTTTCTTTTTTCTGATTGATGTTTGATACATATTAATTATAATATATAGATCTAGCTTTATACTATTTAATGTGATATATAAGAATATTAAATATATATTTAATATAAATGGATGATTGCGATATAAATGAACCTAAGTTTTTAAATGATTCATGGTCATTATACTTTCACGATCCCTATGATATTGAATGGGATAATAAAAGTTACAAAATGATTGGACAGATATCAACAGTAGATGATTATATAAATTATTTTAAGTCGTTTAGTAATTTATTTAAAAAGGGTATGTTTTTCATAATGAGATTAGATATTATGCCGCAATATGAAGATGAACTTAATATAAAGGGTGGGTGCTTTTCTTTTAAAATTTATCCAGAAGATTTGGAAAAAAGGTTTTTTAGTTTATGTGCTAACACATTAGGCGAGAACATTGGTAAAAAAGAAGAATATATAAATAATATAAATGGTATTTCAATAAGTCCAAAGAAGTTTTATTACATTGCACGCATATGGATACGTGATAATAAATATGCAAAAAAGGACTTATATAATTTTGATATTCCAAAATACTCTTCTTTAATGTATAAGAATCATATATAAGATTATCATATTAATATTTTTTATAGGATGTTATATTCTTTACTTTATAAATTATATAGTATTTTTAAAACGTTTTTCATTTATGTTACAATGCCAATAAGGCTATTCTTAATATATTTTGTATTTCTTATCGGCGTATATATACTACATTCTCTTAACAAAGAAGGCGATATTACATTTTGTGTATTGGCAATGGGCAAAATTATGTTATATATTTTATCTATGAATGTAAATATATCCAATGAAGATTATATCAAATATATGAATTATTTATATAGTGATGAAAAATACATTTGTGTATTTACTCATACTACATTGGTAGATGCAATCGTTTTATTTGGTACATTACCCCGCACTGGACCGGTTATGAATAAACAAAATGAACTAAAATATATATTATATGACGATAGCATTAGCGATAAGTTGGGTGGTATTTTATTAGATAGGTCTAAAATGGGAGGTACAACAAAAGTAATTAAAGAAAGAGTGGATAATAGGAAATGTGGTGATTCTCCGTTATATATAGCACCGTGTTCAGGTAAACCCCCTGAAAATCCCGGGAATATATCAGAATTCAAAAGCAAAGGGGCATTTGTAAATAAGACTAAAATATTACCAATTATAATTAAATATCAAGATGAAACACTTAATTATAATCAAGATTATGGCGAATCAATGATTCATAGTTATCTAAAAATATTTTTGGTTGAAAATTATAAAATTACAATTAAAATTGGAGATATGATAGATCCCGATGAAAAAGAGTCAATTGAAGAGTATAGAGATAGGGTATACGATATAATGAATCAAGAGTATAAAGAATTGAAAATTTAGTTAAATATGAAAATAATTTATGGTAAATGTATTACATTATATTTTGATACTGTTTAAGATTATTTTATTTGTAATATTAATAATACTTGGTATTTGTCTTTTAAAAAATACAAATGGTGATGGAAATGTAACAACATTGATAATTATATTCTTTAAATTTGTCTTACATTATTTAATGTTTTTTAATATTGAAATATCCGATAGTGATTATAATAAGTATATGAGATATCTTTATAGCGACGAAAAGTATTTGTGCATATTCAATCACATATCAATATTAGATGGGTTTATTCTATTAAGTACATTTCCTAAAATGGGAATTGTATTATATAAACAGAAGTTTTTTGATTATATCGGATATGATGACGAGTCTAATAGTAAATCAGGGAGTATATTTGTTAATGAAGATAAAACGGGTAATGTAACAACTAAAATTAAAGAAACTATATATAACAGAGAGAAGGGTCAATCGGTATTATTCATATCACCCGACGCTAACACATTGCCTGATAAAGAGGATAATATTAGTAAATTTATTAAAAAAGGCGCTTTTGTAAGTAAAAGTAAAATATTGCCAATAATAATTAAATATGAAGATTATTCCGTAATATATAATCCCGAGTACGAAAGTGTTTTAGAAAGTTTTTTTAAATTATTTTTATTTGAAAATTATAAAATTAAAATAAAAGTATGTGATATGATAAACGCACATGAAAATGAAAGCATAGAAGAATACCGAGATAGGGTTTATGTAATAATGAATGAACAATATAAAGAGATGTAATATTATAATAAGTAATGAAGGACGTTGGAATTATATTCGCATCTACTACATGTGGTGGTATTGGATATCAAAATACATTACCATGGAATATACCAGAAGAATTGAAACATTTTAGAAAGATTACTACGACAGTTAATAACAATGCTAAGAGAAACTGTATTATAATGGGTAAAAACACATGGCATTCCATACCTAACACTCCATTGAAAAAACGGGTAAATATTATTATTACCAGCAATGAATATGAAAAAATGAAAAAGGAAGCTGATAATGGGGATGATATAATCGTTGTTGATTCTATTGAAAATGCGATTAATCATTTAAATAGAAATGATGATATAGAATCGGGTTTTATTATAGGTGGTGCTTTGCTATATAATGAGTGTCTTGAAAAGTATTTAGATAAGATCAAATACGTATATATGACACTTATATTTGATAAAAAATACGAGTGTGATAAGTTTATTGATACGAGCTTAATATATGATAATTTCAGTATTGAAAAACAGGATATTGTTGTAAATGATAAATATATATCAATGAAATGTGTAAATAAAAATTACCCAGCAATTATAGATGAACCACCTGATTAAATAAGTAATTGACAAAGCAACTGTTCTATATATATTGGTTCTTTGCATTTATTAGTTTGCGATAGCATATAGTCAATATTTTCCCCAATACTTATTATTTCTATTTTTAACTTATTTTTGTAAATTTTATGGTTTTTTTTTGCTAGTTTAGGGTATTTGATCTTTAATAAGTATTCTCCTTCTTCATCAACTAATTTAATAAAATCATTAATTATTTTTGCTATACTAATATTATATTGACAACATTTATAGGAAAGAATCCTAATATCATCGATATTGTTTTTATTAAAAGTTTTTATAAAATCAACAAATGGTGGGTAATTGTAATTAATAAATGTTTTTGTTATAAAGTCTTTATTCGGCAGACTTTCATTATCTGTAATAAATACACACTTGACTATATCTCTTGTTTCATTTGAAGCCAAATATTCATTTACTGACATATCTAGATAATTTACATATATATCATTTATTTCCGCAAATGTAAATAATGGTATTCTAAATAAGCTATATCTACTACGTATTGGTGTTTCAATTTTTGAGATATGATGTGTTGTTGATATAAATGTAATGTTATTGGAAAATCTTTCTAATAATATACGAAATTCATAATAATGTCTATATAATAAATCTATATGTTTTAATATAATTAAATGTTTATCTAAACTAATATTTTTAGTATTAACAATATGAAGTAAAAATTTTGTTAATTTATCTATA